CACAACTGACTGGTTAAAGTTAAATCCGTTAAGGTTAAATGCCATTGTGCATATACCCATAGAAGTTAACCAAACACATACAACTGGGAATGTAGCAAGGAAGAAGTGTAGTGATCTACTGTTGTTAAACGATGCATACTGGAAGATTAATCTACCGAAGTATCCATGAGCAGCAACGATGTTATAGGTCTCTTCTTCTTGACCAAATTTGTAACCATAGTTCTGAGACTCTTCTTCAGTTGTCTCTCTGATTAGAGAAGATGTAACTAAAGAACCGTGCATAGCACTGAAGAGTGATCCACCGAACATACCTGCTACCCCTGCCATATGGAAAGGATGCATAAGAATGTTATGCTCTGCTTGGAATACGAACATGAAGTTAAACGTACCAGAAATACCTAGAGGCATTCCATCAGAGAATGAACCCTGACCAAATGGATATACTAAGAACACTGCGAAAGCAGCAGATACTGGAGCACTATATGCTACACAGATCCATGGTCTCATACCTAATCTGTATGATAGTTCCCACTGTCTGCCCATGTAAGCAGAGATTCCAATAAGGAAGTGGAAGATGACCAACTGATAAGGACCACCGTTATACAACCACTCATCTAGAGTAGCAGCTTCCCATATAGGGTAGAAGTGTAATCCAATAGCGTTGGAAGATGGAACGACAGCACCAGAGATGATGTTGTTACCATACATGAATGAACCTGCAACAGGTTCACGAATCCCGTCGATATCTACGGGAGGAGCAGCAATAAATGCCACGATAAAGCAAGTAGCAGCAGCTAACAAGCAAGGAATCATTAAAACTCCAAACCAACCGACATAAAGTCTGTTGTTTGTACTTGTAACCCACTCACAAAACTCACTCCATCCTGACAGTAGACCTTGCTCTCTTCTTGAGATTGTTGTCATCTGAAATTAAAAGAACGATTTATAGAGTTGGTATAAAAAGACTAATTGTAACCCCGTTTAGTCTTGGTCAGGGGGAATATAGGTCCGAAGACACTAACATTATATATAAATCTTAACAATTTGTCAAATATCTATGGACAGTTTTTTAGGTGGTCCTTATAGAGTTCGTTGACTTCTTTAAATGCTTCCATCATATCACCTCCCTCCGAATACCTCTCTATCAATTCTCCAATCACTCCTGTTTGTATTACCTTATCACAAAACTCATAAGATTCTCTATTGATCTGATTAAACTGCGTGATTGCTGCCAAAGCAAACTTTCTTTGGTCTAATAGATCAGAGTTATCGTAGCGGTAAGAGTCAATCATAATTAAGCATAGAAAAAGGAGCCTACATTACTGAATATGTATGCTCCTATTATAGCAATAAAAATTAAATGTTGCATAGCCTGGTAGAAATACTTATTAATATATTATATAGGTATTTCTACTCTGTCAAGCACCTGATGGGACAGTTTGTAGTTGTGCCACACGGACACCCTTTCCACCGCCACCATCATCGTCATCATCATTACGAAACGCACGCAACAATAACTCTATCAATACTAACGCTGCCATTGGATAGAAACACCAAAGGATTGCTACTATTGGAGAGATTGTATTGGTTTCGAATGCGAGATCAGACACTAACTGTATTTGCGATGGTACTTAGACTTGCTGCTACCATAAAAATGTATGGTACGAACTTTAATGGTACTGGATTCATTAGACGTAACCTGGAATGAGTTGTCCTGTGGTTAAGTATGCTCCGATACCTGCAATGATGCCGAGCATTGCTATTCTTCCGTTGAGTTTTTCGGCAATTGTTTTTTGTGTATTATCATCCATTAGAATATACCTGGAATGATTTGACCTGTAGTGACGTATGCTCCGACTGCTGCTACGAATCCTAGCATAGCCATCCATCCGTTAAACTTTTCTGCTTCTGGTGTCATTTGTTTGCTCCTTTTCTTTGATTTGTAATAGGGTTAGAAAGTTCCTGCCCATGCAGGGGTGTAAGAGACCTTAGTATCTAAACGATACCTGGTACGATCCATCCGAATAGACCATAGTTTATTACTGCTGCTGCAAATCCAATCATCGCAAGGCGACCATTGATTAGTTCTGCATTCTTCCAGTAATCATATCCTTCCATCACCTCGATTGGAGGTTCTGATCCGAACATGTTTTGTCTTCCACCGTCTTCGTTAGTGATGCCAAGTCTGGCTCGTGAAGAAGTTGTCATGTTAAGTTGTGTAAAGAACTGTTACATAATTATATAGCAAACATAAAGTTTCTGTCAAGCCCCCTAGGTGTTGATACCTACACCTCATGGTTTTTGCTACAGTATTGTGACAGTTATGTGAAGTGGAACCATCCAGTAGCTATAATTTTCTCTGAAGTCTCTGACTTCCTACCTCGGTGGTGGTATGTCCAATCTGCTGGCCAAATAACTGTCCTGCATTTCTTGGCAGGAACATAAAGATCTTGATGGAACCACTCGGTGCCACCATCAGGAACGTCATTGAGATAGGTCATCCATACAAGGTGTCTGTATGTACCTGCTCGTGAAGATGATTGACGTTCACAATGCCAGAGGTGATACCCTCCACCAGGTTTATAGTATTGTAAGTTAAAGAACTCTTCCACTTTCCACACTGTAGTCTTAGCAGCAAGAGGAAATCTATCAACGTATCTATTTGCTGTAGCATTGAGTTCTGCTACAAAATTAGATACTCTTTCATCTTGTATCCCAACAAACACTGCTGTATCCATTGAGTCTTTGATGTCAGGGTTGTATAAACCACCTCCATCATCACCTATAGTTTCACCCTCCCATGTACTAAAGATCTCTTGGGTGTGATAGAAATCTATTAGACCATCTATTACATCCTCATTCATGTCCTCCATATAAAGAAAGTCTTCACGAGGATGTGCCATCCTACCATCAACTATGATAGGTTCTGGATTTAGTTTACTTATCTCCATGCTGGTCCTTGTATCCATCCGACTAAAGAATTTCTGACTCCTTTCTTAACAGGATTGACTTGATGATAGTCATCTGATTGGAAGAAGATCATTGTACCTGCCTTGAGGGGTATCTCTTGGTTAATAAGTACGAACTCACCACCCTCGAAGTCCTCATTTAATAGGAGAGTGAAAGAAATCTTACGGATCTTTTCATTAGGTCTTTTATTTCTACACCACTCTGACTCATCTTGATGCCAATCATATCTATCACCTTCCTCATACTTGGTGACCTGTAATGGTTCCAAGAAATCTATATCAAAGAACCAGTTCGCTGCTTCGTTTACTCTTGTACAATAAGATTTCACAACATCATTGAGTGTTTGAGATTCGATAAAGGATACCTTTGATGTCCTTACACCTTCGATCTCTGTCTCTTCATACTCTGGAGTACCTATTGTATCCTTGATCCTATTAAACTCATCGTCTTCTAGGTCAACTGTTACATAACGATCTCTGTAGTTCATAATGTTCCTCTTCTTATATCCATAGGTTCTGGTTCTCTTAGCATACCTTGTCCTTTACCTGCAAAGTTCATAGAAACAACAACCCTTTGCTTATCACTCTGATTAGGATCTTGACAGTGATGTACAAATGATGGGAAGAATACTATGTCACCTTCCTTTACTTCGGGAGTGAACTCTTGTACCTCACCATTAATCCAATCAGGGAAGGGTGAATAGAATGTAGTAGGTTTATGTATAACAGGATCGAAGTCCACATACATTACTGCTGACACTCCAACAGGACCATGATTATGTACTCCGTGCATCTTTCCACTTCGAGTAGCTTGGTACCACATATTAATGATACGCAATGGTATTGGATAGTCCTCCTGAAACTCATCTAGGATGGGTTCTAATGCCTCTTTAACAAGGTAATAGTAGTCTGGTAACACTCCACGCTTATTATTATCATAAAAATCTGACTCCATGTCGTCAAAAGACGCTCTACCACTGGAGGATATGGTTGCTAGGGTACTGCCACCCTTTAACTCACTTAGAATTCTTGGTTTCCACTTCTCCCAATCAGGGATATGGAAACTCTCAATTGGAACTAGAAACATTTTTAATAAACCATTCAGCGTCAACAACAGCAAGAGCTTTCTTTCTATTCTTCTTCATGAATAAGACTGGCTCATGGTCTCCAGAGTTTGCCTGTGCCTGTGCATATGCTTCATACACATTGAGTTTCTCTTGGTTCTTACATTCTATACTAAAGGGGAACTTTTGTCTAGCATCCCTTGCCATTATTAAGTCTTCACCACCTGCACCCATGCTCCTAGACTCTATGTCCTCTGGATGTATCTCACGGTGTTCTATCAGTTGGTCTCTGACCCACTGCTGAAACAAACGTCCTTTAGCTTTGGCACTTTGTGGTCTCATAATATAAGTTCTTCTGGTACACATCTATGTATGTTGATGTTGTAAGAGATAATTGTCTTACGATCTGATGTATTCTTCATGCCACGATGTGTCCAATGGGATGGGAATACTATTAGATCTCCTTCCTTACAATCCAATGTCATAGATTGCATAGTGTAAGGAGATACTACCTGAGTGGGAGCCGATCCACTAGGAAACTCCAGATAATACACACCAGTAAAATGTCTACCATGAATGTGCCATACATGGTTCGATCCTTTTTCATATTGTTGATACCATATTTGATCTACAGAAAAATCCAAGTACCCTAGTTCATCCATGGTCTTGGTTAATGCTTTAAAGAGATATGGTTTGATTACTTCCACCCACTCTCTATCAAAATCAAATGAGAGATCAAAATCATACTTAGAAATATATGATATCCCATCATCTAAAGTAGGATCACCAGACTCTGCTATCAAAGATAAGATCTTCTCTCTTACCTGTGGTGGCAGATCATAATGATCCTTTGCTATGCAATCTAGTACTGGAATTTTATCCATAAAGATGTGCGTTGTGTGCCCTACGAGGGGGTTTGTATTTTAGAACTGGTCTTCTTGCAGCAAGATATATTCTGAGTAGTTGCTCAGAACTCACCGCCATCGTTGTCGAGTTTATCGTACCCGAATTTCTTCTCCTTTTTGTCTTGATCATACCATGGATGAATGTATACGTTTGGATTCTCTTTAAGAGCATCATCTAATCTTAATGCTAGAGTCTTTAGTTCACTAGCGATTTCTTTTACTGATTCATAATTCATGCCCTGTCTTACCTATGTTGTAATTGTTTTGGATGGGATCTTCGATGATAGATTTAATGTGCAGATTCTTACCATGTCTTTCGTAGATGATTTCTTTTGCCTCATCTTTAGTATCACATATAACTTCCTCATGGAAAGTTAAACCATGGGTGACCTCGTTACCAAAGTCTCCTTGCCCATGGAGGTATTGCTGAAACTGTACTTTAAACTTCACGTTCTTTAATGATCTCTTTGACTTTCGCCCAATCTGCATTAAAGATTTGTAAACCTTTCTCGGTTAGGATATGGTTGTACATACCCCAGAATAATTTAGGTGGCATAGTAACTATGTCTGCTCCAACTTGGAAACAACTTGACACATCATAAACTGATCGTAATGATGCAGCAAGTATCTGTGTGTCTCTTTCGTGTGTCTCAAATGTCTTTACAATATCTCCAACAAGTTTGACACCATCAAAATTATTATCCTGTACTCTACCTACAAATGGTGACACATATTTTGCACCTGCTTTAGCAGCAAGTATTGCTTGTGCTACAGAGAATATAAGAGTTACATTAACTGGTATCTCATCAGACTTTAAGTCTTTACATGCTTTAAGTCCTTCTATATTACATGGAACTTTGATAGTAATGCTTGGATGTATATTAATATACTCGTCTGCCATGTCTAGCATCTCTTCAGAGGTGTCTCCAGACACTTCAGCAGAAACAGATGCATCCCATGAGAATAAATCACAAATTTGTTTTAGTACTTCTGTTGGATCTTCCCCTGCTTTAAGCATGAGGGAGGGGTTTGTAGTTACTCCATCAATCAGACCAGTATCAACTGCTTTAGTAATCTCATCAACGTTGCTACTGTCTAGGAAGATTTTCATTGCTCTTTTAGTCGTTGCATTATTTAGTAAGGAGGGTGGTTGGAATCCTGTATACCAACAAGAGATGGGCATTTCTACAGTTTAGAAATCATCTCTGCCTACGACCCGACTGGTAAGTCGATTCTCCTTTCGGAGCAGCACCACCTGTGTCGTATCACCTTAACCAGCTATATGCCAGTAAGTTTATTCAGTCACACCCAATGTGCTGATCAGGCACGAATATAGTATATCAATCTTCTAATGGTTTGTCAACTATCTTTTTTCCAGAGGATAAAATTTCTATGGATTCCTCATCATCTAGTTCTATCCACTCTTCAAATTCTTCGTAAATCGCAAACTTACTGCCAACAGGTTCTATGTTTGCAATTTTATTTATAGACCATTCTCTTATCCTATCAACCATCTTATCAGTATTATCCAAAATCGTAATAGTCTTTTCT